CACATCAGCAGTAGTATTAGGATCTTATCCACAAGTATTTAATTTATTAGGAAATAGAGATGATTATAGATATAACATCTTAACAGCCCCAGGATTATATAAAGCTAGTGGAACTTGGTCATCAGCATTAACATTAGCATTAAGTACTGTATCAAGCAGAGGAGATGCAATTTTAATAATGGATTTAGTTGATTATGGATCAACAGTAACACAAGTTACTACACAAGCAGCTAGTGTTGATAATTCATATGCAGCTAGTTATTGGCCATGGGTTCAAATTAACGATCCAGATTCAGCACAGTTAGTATGGTGTCCAGCATCTGCGTTATTACCAGGAGTATATGCGTATAACGACAAGGCAGCTGAAGCATGGTTCGCTCCGGCGGGGATTAATAGAGGCGGTTTAAGTACAGTAGTACAAGCAGAAAGAAAATTAACCCAAACAAACAGAGATGATTTATACACTGGAAAAGTAAATCCAATAGCAACCTTCCCCGGAAGAGGAGTAGTAGTATTTGGACAGAAAACATTACAATCTCAAGCATCAGCTTTAGATAGAGTAAATGTTAGAAGATTATTAATTGAACTTAAGTCTTACATTTCACAAATTGCTGATAATTTAGTATTTGAACAAAATACAGCAGCAACAAGAAATAACTTCTTAGCTCAAGTAAATCCATATTTAGAGTCAGTACAACAAAGACAAGGTTTATACGCGTTTAAAGTTGTAATGGATGCTTCAAATAATGGTCCCGACGTAGTTGATAGAAACCAAATGGTAGGTGCGATTTATTTACAGCCAACTAAAACAGCTGAATTTATTTACTTAGATTTCAACATTTTACCAACAGGAGCTAGCTTCCCGTCATAAAAACTAAAAATAGCAATATTTATAATAAAATAAAAACGAAATAAAATGGCAGTATTAAACCCGAACGAAATATTTTTCACAGCTTTTGAACCAAAAGTAGCTAATAGATTTATAATGTATGTAGACGGAATCCCAGCTTACATCATTAAGGGTGTTAGTGGAATGGGTTTCGCACAAGATGAAATTGTACTTAATCATATCAACACTTATAGAAAAGTGAAAGGTAAATTAAGATGGAACGATATTACAATGCAATTATTTGATCCAATAACTCCTTCAGGAGCGCAAGCCGTGATGGAATGGACAAGATTACACCACGAATCAGTTACTGGTAGAGATGGTTACTCTGATTTCTATAAGAAAGATTTAACAATTGATGTTTTAGGTCCTGTAGGAGACGTAGTTTCTGAATGGATTATTAAAGGAGCATTTATTAAAGATGCATCATTTGGAGATTTCAATTGGGATACCGATGGTGAAGCAATGAACATTGATTTAACAATAGGAATGGATTACTGCGTCTTGAATTTCTAATAATAAAATCAAAATACTTTAAAGAATAGCTTGGCTTCGGTCAAGCTTTTTTTTATATTATATATGTATAATAAGAAATCAAGTTATAACAAATAAAATTTATATGGAATCCAATAAAACAAATGCAACTCCTAAACAAACGGCTCCAAGTAAGCCTAAGTTTAAATTCCCAACCGAAATAGTAGATTTACCTTCTAAAGGAATAGTTTATCCTAAAGATAATCCTCTATCATCCGGAAAAGTAGAAATGAAATATATGACTGCTAAGGAAGAAGACATTATTACTAACCAAGCATACATTCAGAAAGGAATAATTGTAGATAAGCTATTAGAAGCATTAGTAGTAAGCGAAGGTGTAGATTTAGGGGATATGGTTGTTGGTGATAAAAATGCATTATTGATAGCATCACGTGTGTTAGGGTATGGAGCTAATTATAAATTTACATATGCTGGTGAAGACCATGAAGTAGATTTATCTACATTGGAGCCTAAAAAATTCGATGAATCACTATATACCAAAGGTGAAAATAAATTTACATTCCAAACCCCACACTCAGAAAATTTAATTGAATTTCAATTAATGACTGATAAAGTAGAAAAAAAAGTAGAAGCTGAGTTACGAGGTTATAAGAAATTAAATAAATCTATACAACCAGAAATGTCTACAAGATTAAAACATATGATTTTATCAGTAGATGGGAATCCAGATAAAAAAGACATTAGAGAATTTGTTGATAATTATTTTCTAGCAAGAGATGCAAAAGCACTTCGAGACTTCATTGTTAAAATACAACCCGATATAGATTTCGGGTTTGAAATAGAAAAACCAAACGGTGATATAGAAGAGATTGTAATTCCAATAGGTGCAAATTTTTTTTTCCCTGACGCATAGTCAAGCCGTAGACTATAGACACAATTTATTTACACAAATCCACGAAATAGTTTTTCATGGTAATGGAGGATATGATTGGCATACAGTTTATGATATGCCAATATGGTTAAGAAACTTTACATTTAAAAAAATCCAAGATCATTACAATGAAAAAAATGAAAAAAATAGTACTTCTTCAAATGATTTAGAAAGAGGAAGAGATATACTAAAACAAGCACAACAATCAGATCCATCTAATGCTAAAAACCATAAGTATATGGATAAATTCCCTAAGTCTTCAACTAAACCAACAACCCAATCATCCATCCCCGATTTTGTTACTACAAAAGCTAAAAAAGCTTAAGTTTCTAATATTTATAACAAAATATCTTAAATGGCAAAAAAGAAGGATATAAGAAGCGAAGCAAAGGAAACCGCAGTTATTATTGAGGATGCGTTAAGATCCATAAGTGCTAGAATTGGTGACATATTTGCTGAAGCTTTAGATGAAACGGGAACTGTAGCTGAGGCTATGGCTAAAGAAGTTCAATCTTCAATGAATAGTTTAGCTAAAGTTTCAAAAGATTTAGCTGATTCTTATGCTAAAGCTGCTGAAGGTGCTTATAAACAAGCTGATTTACAAAAAACAATAAATAATAGAAAAGCTAAACAATTTGCTATTGAAGCAAAAATTGAAGCTATTGCCAGATCAGCAACTAAAACAGATGCAGAAAAAGTAGAATTAACTAATAAGCTAAATGCTGAATTAGAAACTGCTGTTGAATATAATAAAGATTTAGAAGGTTCCCTTCAAAAACAAGTTAATATATCTAAAAATATTAACAAAGCAATGGGTCTCACAGGTGGGGCTTTAAAAGGTTTAGAAAAGGCAGCAGGTGCTATAGGATTAAATAACTTAAGTGATGTATTTGCTGATGCTAAAAATGAAGCTATGGAAATGGCTAAAGAAGTATCTAAAGGTGGTACTGAGTCTGTAGGCGTGGCTGGTAAGTTAAAAGTGGCATTTGCCGGAGTAGGATCAGCACTAGGTGGTATAGCATCAGCACTTATGGATCCTTTATTTATTTTAGGATTAATTATCAAATCTGTTAAATTCCTAGTTGGCATATTTGATCATGTTAATAAACTTACAAATAAAATAGGTCAAGCTGTAGGTATAGCTGGGGCAGAAGCTAAAAACTTAAAATCACAAATTCATGCTATTGGTGATCTCTCAGGAGATATGTACTACAATACAGAAGAAATGGCTAACTCTTATTTTGCAATGAATAAGGCAGTAGGTCAAAATTTAGCAATGAATGAGGATAATGTAAAAACCTATGCTCAAATGACTATGTATTTAGGTTACTCAGAATCATCAGCAGCTGAGTTATTTAAAATGTCTGTAAGAACTGGGCAAAGTTATCAAACTATAAGTAATTCGGTTAAAGATGAAGTTAATGCATTAAATGAAGCTCATGGTGTAAGATTAGATCAAAATCAAGTAATGGATCAAATCGTTAATGCCTCAAACTCAATAAAATTCAATCAAAAGGGATCTACAAAAGGTTTAGTTGATGCTGCTCATGCCGCAGCTCGATTAGGAATGTCTATGGATGATATAGCAGCAGCAGCCGAAACACATCTAGACTTTGAAAGTTCTATTGCTAAAGAAATCGAAGCAGAAATGTTTCTACAAAAAGACCTTAATTTAGATAAGTTAAGATATGCAGCTTTAACTGGAGATACAGCAATGGCTGCTAGAGAAGAAGAAAGATTAATTAAAGAAAATTATAAGTCTTTAAAGGGTAATGTAATGGCGCAGCAAGCGTTTGCGGCAGCTACAGGTATATCTATGGAAAATTTATCTGGTGCAATGCTCAAACAAGAAGAGCTACAAGGGCTAACAGGTAAAGAATTAAAAGATAAAATAGCATCAGATAAAAAAACTGAAGAAATGGCTCAAAAAGCAGTTGCTTTTGATAGAGTGATGATGGATTTAGTTTTACAAATAAAAGGTATATTAGAACCTTTAGCTAATGTAGTAGGTCCTATTTTATTAGGAATAGCTAATGCTGTAGGACCGATGTTAAAAGGAATTGCGGCCTTTGCAAAATCAGGACCTGGTAAATTATTATTAGGAGTAGCAGGTGCTGCTGTAGGTTTTATAGCTGTTAAAAAGGTAGCAAAAGGTATTATGGGTATGTTTACTGGAGGACTTGGTAAAAAAGGAACTTACGTGAATCCCATGATTGTGAAAGATATTAGTGGTGGTGGTGGAGATATGATGAGTAATGTTTTAGGGAAACTAGGTAAAAGAGGATTATTTGGAGGTAAAATCTTCAAAAACATATCAAAAGTATTTGGTGGTAAGAATACATTCATGGGGAGACAGATGAGGAATATGGCATCTATGAGTCTTAAGAGAAGTAGTATGACAAACCAACTAGTAAAAAATAGTAATTTTTTATCAAAAATCTTCCCTAAGATGTCTACTTTAAATTCTAAGTTACCACAAGCAATGGCACAGCAAATCGGTAAAACTCTCCAAGTAGATAAACTAGGAAATGTTACTAAAATGGCAAATCCTCTAAAAACAGCCTCAACTGCATCTAAAGCACCGGGGTTTTTCTCAAAAGCTAAAAATTTAATACCTAAATCAGCAACATCAGCATTATCAAAAGCAGGTACTGTAGCAACAAAAGCATTAAAAGTATTAGGACCTGTAGGGGTAGCAGCAGATTTAGTAATGGGGGGCGCTTCGGGTTACTCACAATCCCAAATGTCAGCTGAAGAGCAAAAAGCAGCAGGTGTTGAAGAAGGAATTAGTGCTACTAAAGCAACTACTTTAGGAGTTCTAACTGGAGGTGCTGAAAAAGGATCAATGTTTAGTGAATCTTTAGGTATTGAAAAAGGAAGT